AGGCGCCGCAAGCGACACCCCGCCGATGAACGTTAGCCCGTTGGTCGCAAGACCTGACCCCATTTCGTTGTAGCCGGTCTGCGTATAGTGCAGCGTGTCTACCATCTTTCCAGAGCCATGGAACGCTGTCGCACCAGTAAACGCCACGGTAGCAACTGACGAGCGCGCTGCTGCTGCGGTGAGTTGCGCCGCGCGGATGTCGTCCCAGTAAGTGTTTGCGCTGCCGCCCGGCGTGCCTAGGCCAGAAATTAGAAAAGCATCGATTGCGTAATCGCTCACAAAGCGATCAATCAAGTTGCGCAAGTTGGTGTCGTAGGTTGCAGGGTTGACAAGCCCGGCTGCGTTGCCGTCTTGCTCGCCTTGCGCCCAAACCACAATTTTTTTACTGATTGAAAAGCCCGCCGCCGCTGCTGCGGTGATTGCTTTGTCAATGATGGATTTCGCCCCGCCTGTTTGCGTGTACACCGAGCCTAGACCGCCCGCCGCTAAATCCCACGTCCCGCCGCCCAAATCTTCATACCCGTTTGTGGCGATATTGCCAGTTTGAGCGGCCTTCCCCGCGTCTACCATGCTTGCGCCATTAACGCCAACATTGACGCACAGCGCTACGCCACCGCCGCCCGCTGTCCACGTTTGCGCAAACGCTGCTTGCGGCCCGCCCTGCACGCGTCCTAGCAACGTTTGTCCTAGCGGCATGTAAACACCCGTGCTGCCCGTCTGCCGGAACTCGTAGCCACGACCGGCGGTTAATGCCGTGGTGTTTACCGGGTCCGTTGACCATCCAATCGAATTGGATTGACCGGCAAAAATAACTAACGTGGCCGGACTAAGAGCGCCACCGCGCGTCGGCGTCCAGATATTTGCGCCTACTGACAGCACTTAGAAGCCTGCCTCAATGGTGTTGCCGCCAGTCGTGCCGGTGTTGTTCACTCGCTTAACGCACATGACGCGCGTTTCTCCTGCGAGGAAGTTGCAAGCGCACGTCGTGCCGTCTTGGTTCACAACGGTAATGACGCCTGCGATGTTCGAGCGGATGGTTCGCGTCAAATAATCCAAGTCCACCGTGTCGCTTGGTGTGACGATTGCCGTTCGGCGCGGCGATGCGGTAACGTCGCCGTATGTTGGGTAAAGTCCGGGTTCGGCCATAGCCACTCCTAAATGAGAAACCCCGCCGAAGCGGGGCTTGTTGAACTACTGCCGATTAGCCGACGAGGGAAACGTCGGTGTAGGCTGCGGTGATGCCTGCTGCGTCGAGCAACGTCGTACCCGGCGTGAACGTCGTAGACGCGTTTGTCGTGATACGGAAGTAGCCGATTGGCGTTTGCGTGCTGAGCGTGTCAGGAATCGCTCCCGTGCCCAAGTCGCCTTGCGAAGAAAGGACTTGGTTCAGGTACGAGCCTTGACGCACGTACACAGTGCCCGCTGCGTCGAGCGATACGACGTAGTAGACCGACGTGCTAATCGGTTGAACGTAGCCATCCGTGCCGTTGACGGGGCCGTAGTTCGCTGCGATAGCGATGGATTGCGCGGACAGTGCGCCCTTCGTGTAGAAGATGCCGCCGACCGTGAAGGTCGTAGTGCCCGTGGTTTTGATGGTTGCAGCGCCACCAGCATTGATAGCAAGCGTTGCCTTCGAGAAGCACACGTTACCGAGTACGTCCTTCAATGCCTTGCTTGCGGCTGCGTCAGAGATTTTGCCCATGATTAGGGTTCCTTTAAGTGAGGGTTTCGGTTAGCTATGGAGCCTTACGCGGGTCTGCGTAGTTGCCGCCCATAAGCGATTCGTCGAACTCATCGCGCCAATCAAACGGATACGGTTGAACTTCGTATGGCTGTTTGAACGTCTGCTCCCCTCGTTTCACGTCGCGGTAACGCGTCTCGCGGTTGTTGTCCAGTTGAGCTTTCAACTCGTAAGGGACAGCGCACCACACGCCGCGCTCAATCGTTGCGCTCCAATCGTTTAAGGCGACTGGAATAGGGAAGTTTTCGTTAGCCTGCTGGCTGGGATGGAAATACAACCATCCACGTTTTGCTGAGTCCACCTTCGCAACATCTTGCGTAGAGCGAACCAGCTTTTGCCGGTCGGTTAATTGGTCGTCGAGTTCTAGGTCTTGCTTAGGTCGTGCCATTGGTCAGGCTCCAGAGAAGTGCCCCGCACTCATGGCGGGGCGGTGGTCAGGTTTAGAGGTTGGTTACAGCGGCTTCTGCGCGAACCATCCACTGCTCGTTGAGGCGAACAGCGGTGTAGTAGCCCTTCCATGCCACAGTGCCGCGTTGACCCAAGGGGTCGCCGCCGCGTGGCGTGTTGGGGTTGAGCACCATTGGCGTCATGGCGTTGCGGCCTTTGAACGGCACGTCACCCAATGCGTGTTGCCCAACAATGATGAAGGGGTACACGTCAGCGCTGGTGCCGGTGGTCGAAACCATCGTGCCCTTTGCGCCGCCCGCGTCCGGGAACGGAGCGAGGTCGGGCGACAGGATGAAGCGAACGTTTTCAACGGTGCCGATTTCTTCGGGGCAAATCGCCGTGCGCGAACCGTAGTCCGCCACAGAGATGAAGCCCGTCATGTCGCGGATGTCGCTTTCTGCGTCGGTGTGAGCAAAGCAGAGATACGCGGCTTCAACGCTCTTGGTGCCGTACTCCGTAGACGACGCCATGATGCGCGTAATCTTGGCCGCTTTGTTGCGGTTCAGGAGACGCACCGCAGCGCGAACTTTCGTGCGGCTGATTGGCGTGTTGACTGCGTTACGTGCAATGCCGTTGGCGTACACAACTTGGGTGCCCGCTTTGGCGATGCCGTAGCGAACCTTTTCCATCGTTGCGCCTGCTTGGTCAGCCAGCAGGTCGGTCATTTCGCTGAGAACTGGATCCTCGTGCGTATCGGCGATGACGTCGGTAAGCTCTTGGTAGCCGCCCCATTGGTCAACGGTGGCGTTCACGTCTTGCACGGAATAACCTTGCGAGGACGGCGTAACGCCTTCGGTCAATGGCGTATCGAGCGCTGCGAGCGGAACGCTACGGCGCATCTTTACGGTTTTGGTTTCGCCCTTGGGCAATGGTTTGCCGTCGAACACGCGACCCAACACAATCGTTGGTTCGACGCGCTCAAGGAATTTGCGGACTACGTGTCCTGCGGTACGTGGGGTGATGTCGCCATATACAGTTGGCATGATTTAGTGTCCTTATATCTAACCGCTTCGATTGCGACCGGCGGCTTCGTAGCCAGCGTCAAAGTCGTCTCTCGCTGCGGGAATGGATGAAGCGTTTCGCGCCCCGGTGGGCACTGACGCGGCTGTTTTCAAGGCTTGCTGACGTCGCAAAATGATTTGCGCGGCTTTCGCTGCTTTGTCTGGCGCTGATGGTTCAGGGGCAGAATTCGCTGCGGGTTGCGGGGCAAATGGCGATGGCTTGCCTTGACTTTGGATGTGGGTGTCGTAGGCGTCGAGGACGTTGATAGCTCCGTCGATGCCTCCTGATGCGAAGTCCCTGCGCACATCCTCTGGCTGTTCTTTCAGCCAGCGCGGGAACTCCTCTTTTGAGACAACTTGAACGAATCCGGGGAAGGTCTGTTCGACTCTTGCGCGCGATTCTTCAAGTGCAGCGGCACGATCTGCTTCACGCAGTGGGGCCGCTACGCTGTCTACAAATGCTGTGACCGGAGCAAGCCCTGCGGCAATCTCCGGGAAATCTTGTTCAAGTTTGCTGATGCCCGCTTTGACTGCGGCACCGTTGCGTTCAATGTCGTCAAGCGCTTTGCTGTTGCGCTTCGGTTGGGTGTTGTTGTCGTTGCGACGTAACCGCAACTCAATGGCTCGTGGCGCATCTGGATCGCCGTTGCGCACAAGCTCTAAGAGTTCATCGGTCGAGAGTCGCCCCAAATTGCGCTTTGGCGTTTCGGCTGCGACCGTCTCGACAGTTGGCGTTTTGGTTTTCTCTGCGCCAGATGTGACAACGCCCTCCGTAGAGGGCGCTGCTTCTTGTTTTGATTCCTGCTTATCGTCAGGCGGGTCTACCGTTTCTGTGCCGCCTAGCTCTTGGCCTGCGCTAAACCCTGCGTCGAAATCATCGTCGGCTGGTTGGATTACTTCTGTGTCGGCCATTTTTTTGTTTCCTCAGTCAGTCGAGTTTTCAGTTTCAGGATTGCGGCCAAATAGCCACGGTAGTAATCGGCGGTACGTTCATCAACGTCTCGCCGGTCAATCTTGCTGCGCGTCCATGCCACCTCGTAGGCGACAAGTTCTGTGAGCGCGAACCGAAGTTCAGGCGCTTTCATTGAGGCTTCGTACAGCGCAATCTCTAGGCGCTGTAGTTCGCGCGAGATTGGTTCTGGTGGAGTGGGCGCGCTCATATGCCGCTACCCATGCGCTGTTTAATTGCAGCCTCGGTGTTGAATTTCTGGTTGCCGGAATCGAGCTTCTTGTTCTCAAGTCCGAGTTTTTGGTAAACGCCGTCCATCGTCATGCCGCTGTCGTGAATGCGGAATAGCAACTCTTTGGCCGCAAGCGTTTGTTCGTCGGAGTGAACCTGAGCGTCAAGCTGTAGTCGAGCTTGAGATTCCATCTCGTCGGCCTGCTGCCGCTTGGCTGCAACCTGCGCCAACATCATGCGAGCCGGGTCGCCTTGGCCTTGCTGTGCTGCTGCGGCCTGCGCTTCTTCCATCTTCTTCTTGAGTTCTGGCCGCTTTTCTTCTGGGTGCAGGCAGTCGGTCAGTCGAAGGTTCGTGAAGTACTGCTCAATGAACTTGTCAGCATCAACCATGTGGCCGAAGCGCGGGTCGATTGCCAGTGCTGCCGCCTGCGTCATGGCCTGTAGCTGCTCTTGGCGCTCCATCAGGACGCTTGAGCCTTTGGCGATTACGTCGAAGTCGCCCTTGACGCTGTCATCTTCGCCGTTCTGCATCTCCCAGTCGTACATACGGCGAATCGTCGGCTTGATGATGTCATCGTCGTACATTTTGATCTGACGCTGGATGACTACGCGACCGTTGTTGTTCACGATCTGCGTTGCGCCCTTTGTCTCTGGCGTATTGGCGTCAACTGCGCCTTGCATCTCCAGCGAGAAGTTCAGTTCTTTGTCGAACAGTTCGATGTTCATGCGAACCAGCGCCGACAGTTCTTCCATGTGCGAAGGCACGTCGATGAATTGAATCAGGCGCGCAATATCGACAGGCGTATCGCTTTCGTCCGGGTTGTCCACCCACCACGTTTTGCGTGGCTTCATGATGTGGTCGCCGTCCGCGCCGCTGATGCGTGCCGGGTCAATCACTACCTGCGAGCCAGTCGAAAGCCCTGCGTTGTCGTGCAACATGCGCCATGCTGCGTTCAGCGATTCCTGAGCGTTCGCGCCTGCCCACGGTATCCCGTGACCAAATATGCTGGTGTTGTCCTTGATGACCTGAGTGACGGAGTACGGCAAGTCGCCCGTTTCCATCGGGTTCAAGTTCACCTTGATTGCGTAGGGGCCGATGCCCCACAGTTGCGCTGGGTGCGAGTCGAGGCATTCGTCTAGAAGCTCAAGCTCGTTCTCAGGCATTCCGAGCGCTTCAAGTTCTTCGTGCGTCAGGTCGCCGTGCCACAGCCACGCTTCAAACAACCCCTCGGTGTTGCTGGTGTTGTTACCGTCGTTCCCGTCGTTGCGTAGGTTGGTGTACCAACTTGGCAGATTCTTCGCGCCCGACTCAATGGCCTGCTTGATGCCCTCTGCATCGAAGCCGTTCTTCGCCATGATGCGCAAACGCTTCTTCGTGAAAAAGAACGTCTCGAACACATCTTCGCAATCGCTGATGGTTAGCGCTGTGTCGTCAGGGTAGAAGTGGTGCGGGTCTACTGCGCGACACTCTGGTTTGCCGGTGCCTTTGTCCGGGGCCAGCACAAACACCTTGCCGCCCTGTCCGTCGTCCTGAGCTTCCCAACGCTGGAAACGTGGCGCTGCTTTCGTCGGGCCGCGAATGATGATCGTACCCAGCAACACGCCCATCTCGATAGCTTTGCGCTGCTCTCCGCTGAAATCGCACTCGCTGAGATAGTCGTCGATGACGCGAGCCATTGCCTTGCAGCGCTCGTCTGCGGTCTGCTGTACGCCCTGCGCTACGTCGCGCGCTTCAATTGGATGACCTTGCGGCGTCGTGCCCACGTTCGCCGTGGAGTTCATCAGACCGGCCAGCTTCGCTATTGGCGTTGGCCGCAGTCCGTAATTCTTCTCGTCGCTTGGCAGTGCGATGTTTGCCATCTGCGCGGCGTAGGCGTCTGTCTTTGGCCGCGTGATGTTCAGGAACATCTGACTGCCGCCGAGCTTGGCAATGTTCGCCTTAGTAGTCGCTGAATACTGCCCGTTG